CTTTTGAGTAGCTTGAATTGATGTGATGTTGTTGCCTGCTATCAAGTAGCAGATAATTGCTTCGGTTTGTGTTTTTGGTTTTTTCATTTTATTTTGTATTTGGTTTTAATTGTTTGTAATTCTTCAACTGTCCACTTCTTTGTTCGTGTTTCATTCGCTAAGTCTTCAAGTGCAATAACCTGATTCAATCCTATTTTTTTAATCAATCCTTGTCGGTATGCTGCGGTGTTACCATCTAAGTATTGATTACAATAGCTACACTGCTTATTCACGTTTCTTTCATCAAAGATAACTCCAGAATATATCTCTGCTTTCAAGTAATGACCACCATCCCATTTCGCTTCGGTCGTTCCACAACTTATACAAGGCTCTTTAATATCTCGTAATCTTACCCACTTTTGAAAGTGTAATTTAATCGGATTCCTAAGTTGCGCTTGCGTTTTAAGTTTCTGTTTAGCTTCGGATTTGATTTCGGAATTAACCCTCTTATAATTGACTTTTGCAGGTTTCAACTTACCCAACTCAATAGCACACTTGATAGAACATACCTTGTTGAGACTATTGAATTGAGTGAATTGTTTTTTACAGAATGAACACTTAGCCATTTAGTTGTTTTAAAAGTTTATCACGATAATTTGATGCAGCGTTTATCTTATCCATCAATAATTCAACCCTTCCATTGTCATAAGGAATAGTAATATAATGAACTTGATTTTCGTGCTGTTTTATTCTTGGGTCAAAACTCATCAAAATTGCCTGTTTTCTTTGCGTTAGGAACATATTAAGTTGGCATTGGTCGTAGTATATCGGATATTCTTTTTGAATGTTCTCAAGATTTACAAATAGTTTATTATAAAGGTGTGTATCTGAATTAGGGCATTTAATCTCAACTATCTTATCTTTCAATATCACATCAGGAGTGCCTCCACATATTCCCATATAAGTAAAGAAAACAAATCCACCAACCGAAGTATAGATGAAATCATTATCATTCACATCTAATCCGTTGTCTTCAGCATATCGTAATACCGCTTGGCTCTCATTCTCTAATCCCCACTCAATAGCAGCGTTAAATATGTCGGGTTTTGGTTCGCCTACTTCATCATTGATTGTTTCTAATATGTAAGATACTGCACCAACTGAAAGCCCTGTTTCACTTTTGCCATTTGCGGTTAGTTTGTTGATGTTTGAGGCTGTGAAAAGTCCTTTCCGGTATTCTTTCCATTGATCCTTTGTTTCGAAAATAAATCTCTCTATCATATATTTTTCTCTTTATTTGATTTAATGAAGTTCAATGTATCTGCATCCACTTTAAATTCGATTGTATCACGTCTGTTTAAGTTAGCACCAAATAAGTTCCCAAACATATCGCAGGCATCTTTTATTGCTATGGTCTTGGCTATTGGATAAGCCATTTGTAATGCACCATTATTGATATTCGCTAAGTCCGCAGGCGAGGTGTCTTTTTTAGTTTGTAATTGGCAAGCACCTATCCCATCGTGAAAGTTCCATTCATTGTTAGTTGGGTTTAAATAGTGGACTCTAACCGTTACCCATACTCCATTAAAGGCTGTCCCCTGATTAGTAATTTCAATTTTGTACTGCTTAAAGATTTTCTTGAGCAAGTGTTCGACCTTGTCAATTGGTAAATAGTTGTAATCTCTAATGTACGGATGTTTCTTTACCCAACTTGCAGGTGGTTGCTGGCTTAATAATAAATTAAAAGCATCATTCTTGTAGCTTAGTTCGACATCTTGCGTGAGGTCGCTAAGTGTTGGTAGTGTTTGTTTGTCTGTCATTTTAGTAGTTCATTAATTTGTTTAATTGTTTGTTTGTATTGTTTTTCGTTATGTGTAATTTGTGCTTCGCAGTTTGTTATTTGAGTTAAGAACAATCTACTACTTTGAGTATCTTGGACTTCACTCCATTTGTCCTGCAAGAATATAATTTGTTCTTTGTAATCCCTAATTAGGTTCAAAATTTCTCTTAAATTAGTGGTCAAATCATTGATTAATTGATAGTTCATTTTAGTTCTTTTAGTAATTGGTTAAATAATTCAATTGCTTCCTTTGTTGATGAGCGGTACTGGACTATGCCTACACCTTTCTTATAATGGATAATTCGATAATTAGCATTGCTTAAATCACGTTCTAATACTAATTGCTCTGTTTTACCCCACCTATAATCTAATCGCTTGTGGGTTGGCTTTTCTCTACTCATAACTTAAATCTCCTTTGTTCGTTAATGCTGTGTATTCAATCTGTAATCGTGCTACTAATTCTGTTTGCACATCCCACTCATTGAGTGCCTCTGTGCATTCTTTGTATGATTCATCAGTTTCATACAAGTATCTTCTATTTAATGCTGCGGTGTGATTTCTTTGGCATTCAAATAATCGGTTCTTTTGCCTTTGAAGTTCTCGGTATTCTATGCTTATTTCTCTCATATAATTTTAGTGATTAGTGGGAATGATTCATTTACTTTAAATTCGTTTATTCTTTCTTGGGTTTCTTGCATTAGTTTATCTAAAAACTTTCTTGCATCGCTTTCTTTTACAAAAAGTGTTCTATCAATTACATCTGCCCTTCCGTTGTTATGAGCGTGGCATACTTCAAATAGTTTCTTTTCGTAAAGGTATTGCAATTTAAACCCATTTGCACCTATGGATGTCTGCTCTATTGTTTTTATATGTCGTGGTCTGCCCATTATGGTTCAATTATTAAAGGTTGCCCACCCATATTTAAATATGCTTGGCAAATTTCTTCAAGGCTCATATCATTCAAATCATACATTACTGGTATCTCACGATGTTCCGGAACTCCAAAATCGCAGGTATCAATCAATGCGGTGTCTTTGTATTCGCTAACTGCGGTTAAAACTTGGTCGTAGTTCAATATTGAATTAAATATAAAATTAGATTGCTTAGGTGTGTATTGAACTTCAATAATATGTCCTAATGTATCGTGTATTGTGCTTACTGCATAATCAACTTCAAATCCATAAGTTCGGCTAATGTTTATTGCTGCTAATAACTTGTCAAAATCTGAATTGTCAAGTTTTAAATCAAAGCTATGTCTCCACATCTTTCGAATAAACCAATCCATTTTGTCGGGGCAATGTTTCATCATCATTGCGTATATATCTGAATACATCTTTCGGGCTGTTTCAACTTCATACAATACAATAATCATATCAGTTGCAATATAGAATAGTGAACGATAGTTTATTGCTGTGAATGTTTCTTCGCTGTCTAATTGCTCTTGAAAGTTGCGTATTAAACATTCTTTAGTAGTTTGGTTCATGTTCATTTTAGTTTAGATTTAAGTTTTGATATGAATTGATTTGATTTAATTTGATTGTTAGTTCTTTTAGTAGCCTATTAGCTTGATAAACTTTGCAAAATGTATTATCATCTATTGCAATGTTTCGAAGTCGCTGAACACGCTCGTAACGTGCTAAAATAGTATTTGATTTTGATTTATTTTGCATGGTCGTAATTTGTTCGCCATACATCATTCGTCTTAGTAGTTTTTCCATGTTCTTATCTGATTTGTAAAGCAGTGATAAATCTTGTAATTGAAAATTTCTTGTTGAAATAGATGACCCAATAGTCAGGCGGTGTAAATCCGAATGTTGGGTCTCCCCATCTGCAATGGTCGATTAATTCAGGCATAATCTTTTCGATGTATTCCTTTTCTTCTTTGGTGGCTAATGCTCTTTCCATAATTTAGTGTTCGATTAATTGGTTTAATTTGATTTCTTTGGTTAATGGTTCGGTGTAGTTTGTGTGCTTTTTAAAGTAGCTTAGAAAGCTATCTGTGGTCAATTTAGGGCTATTATTTACTGCCCACCTTTGAATGGTTCTTTCATTGCAGCCCAAATCTAAACTTAATTTTATTCGTAAATTGTAATCGGTGGCTAACTGGTCTCGGTTCTTTTTTGTCATTTCTGTTCTTGTCATTTATTAATGCAGTTGGTTGGATGCTGCTCCCCTTTTGATTATTTAGTTAAATTTTATTTCCTTTAAACCTACACCATAAGTAAGTTGATACCTTGCAACTTCTTTTGAGTCTTGGATTATAGTTGCCCATAAATTTTGTTTAGTTGCTCTGTACTCATACTGCTTTGCAAGTTTCATTTCGATAAAATCAGGATTAACATTTAAGTCTGTTAAGATGCTGTTGAATTGGTAAGAACCTTCGTAAAAATTAATTGTAGTTGTCATTTTGTTTTGATTTAATTGGTTAATAATTATTTTGTTTCGTTTATCTGAGTTCAAAAGTCGTATGTTTATACGACATTACAAAACATTCAATGAAAATAATTTATAACTTGCTATAAATCAAGTTAATATTTTTTAGCATAAACGTAAAAAAAGCCCCAAAATGTTACTTTTGAGGCTGTTCAACTGTTCGGTAATTCCGAACTACTCATTCTTTTTGTGAGGTTTTAATAGATATAATCCTAAAAACAAAGCTAAAAACCCAATGACAGCAAACCAATCCTTTGCTTTTATGTACAATGTTTCCCACCATTCTAATTTTTTAACCTTTGTTGGCACTTGCACCTGGACTAATTTAGTCTTATAGATAGTATCTGACTTGCATTCGCCTTGAATAAATATCTTTTCGCCTATTTTCTTATATCTTATCTCTAATCGGTCTTTGATAATCGTAAATGAATCAATACTTGCATTGAAGAATGTATCTACTTTGATTGCTTTTATAACGATAGTATCGTGAACTAATACTGAATAAGGAATACTATCAGTTGAACAAAATTTCTCTATGGCTCGTTTCTTTGTGTATAGGCAGCCACTAAATAGAATAGTGATACAAACTATTGATATTAATTTTTTCATGCAGCAAATGTAATAAAAAAGCCCCACTAATGTGAGGCTCTTTAACCAAATAATTAAATCAAATGAAACAAAACTACTGATGCAAATATACTTGTTTTTACAAACTAAAAAACTTTTCCTTCAATAATTGATTTTAAATTGAAGTTATAATCGCCTTTGTCGTTTAGTTCTAAATATCCAAATCCATGTGTCCACATATTGATTGGCATATAAGCAGGATGTAAGTCGCATAAACAACCGATTGAGAAACATGAGTAAGGGTGTTCATCCAAGTTTTTACCCATGTCTTTTGTTTCTCTATGGAAGTGCGAAGTTATTGCGCTTTTATTCAATTTCAATCTTAAAGAACGTGCAGGATTTACACCGCCACTTGTTAATCCCGTTTCGTGTCCATGAAATATCGCCAACTTACCTGCATAGATATATTGAGTTGAATCTACTTTGATTATGTTTAAATCTCTTAATTTTAATAATTCGTGTAATTGGATTAATTCAATGTCATATATCTCGGGTGCTTTTTGCATGATGTATTTATCATATCTTAAATCATGGTTGCCATAACTCCATACTATTAGTGCTTTTGGGAACATAGCCCTCAAACCTTTTAAGAATACTCTGGTGCAATCAATCTCGTACTTAACCGACCTTTTTCTCATGTCCTTTTCGTGTCTCGATATTGTGGCGAAATCCGTTAAATCCCCATTGATTATGATAGTATCTACTTGTTGTTCTAATCCGTATTCTAAGGCTGCAAATACTGCATTATCATTATGATAAGGGATGTGTAAATCACTTATTATTAAAATCTTTTTACTTGCTTTTGGTAGTTTGTATGGATGTATTCTTTCACTTTCGCCTTTTGGTAAGTCTTTCTTTAGTGCTTCAAATTCTTTGCGAAATTCAACGTGATTTTCTTTTCTTGCTTTATCACCATAAGCACCTTTTAAAGTTCTTATGTGGCTTCTTACTTGTTCGAGGTTTGTATAAACACTTTTGTTTTCAGCATATATCTTCTTAGCTAAGGTCAAATTAGGAGTGTTTGGAAACTTCATTAAATACTCTTTTGCTATTTCTGATTTTATGCTTGCTGCCATATTAATTAGTCTTCAATGTTTACTTCATAAATTGACTTTAAAGAAAAATGAACAAGTCTTAAAGCCATTCTTTTAATATCTGCTACCATTTCTTTCTCTTCATCGGGTAACATGACTGTATCAATTGTTTCAACCATTTGGTAAGCGTAAGTTGAAGAAGATATTATCTCTGAGAAAGTTTCAGATTCTTCATATACTACTTCTTCTAATTCTGTTGAAGTTTCCATAAATATCTTCGTCTGTATAATTTGGTTCAATCAAAGGTATTTCTATAATGTTTATTTCTTCAACTATCATTTTTATATTATTGTTAAGTATGGAATAGTTGTGCTTCTTCTTTTCTTCTATTAACTAAGCCTTGTAAGACCTTACCGCCACCTGTTGTATAATGTGTTTCCCACCATTGTTTTAAATCCTTAGACTTAGAATTAACAAGGTTAAATAATGTTTCAGACTTACCGCAATTCCATGCGAAAGAAACTAAGGCATCAAATTGGTATTGGGTTAAATCTATCTTTATATTTTTGTTTACTATTGCCTCGAATTGTGGCAATAAATCCATCAATAAATCTTCAGCTTGTTGCTGTGTTATTTTATCGCCTGACTTAATTTTAGAACCATCTTTATAAAAGGTGTTTCCATAACCAATAGTTACAATATTTGCAGGGCATAAGTAAGCAGTCAGTTTACAGCCCTCAAATTTTTTAATTAATGCAAGTCCTCTAATTCCCGTTTTCATTGCTAAATAAATTTGTTAACTCATCAATAACCGCACCGCCTACCAATATCCAAAAAGCTATTTTCTCATTGCCATTTACATAAGCGGAAACCGATATGGTCGCTAATATTGATTTAATTGCTAATAGCCATTTCTTTACATTTTTAGGTGTTGGTTCAAAGTAGTTTTTAATTGATATTTTTTTCATCTTAACTCCTTAAATGTTTGCTCAAATCCGAATGATTTAATAAAAAAATAAGTTATCACTACTGACATCATTGTTGAGATAAATCTATGTAGTATTTCATCATAAGAATAAGACAAACAAACGCAAGCTAAGGCATCAAAAATGAACTCTATTATCTTAATTCGATGTCCACCATCATTTGGGAATGTATTATCCCAATAGCCTTTCTTATTTCGTGTAAATCTTGCATAAGACCACCACTCACTATAACCATGTTTCTCATATAGTGAATCGAATAAAATTATGCACTCAAACAAGGCCCTACAATATCCTGCAATAAGTGCGAATAGTACACCTAATATCATATAATCAAACTGAATCATTTCTTTAATCCCTTTTCAAAGTCATCAATTGATTTATCGGTTATCATTTTTATAATCCAATTACAAAAACGATATGCCCAATAAATAATCGTACATATTGAAGCTATGGAGGCGAATAAAAAATTATGTTTCTCAAGCAAGGCTATGAAGCCAACCAATGAAACGAATATGTCTAAAAATCTATGAGGCATTGTCTTTTGGTTTAACGTATTCTATTTGTGGCAAATCTTTCACCCATACAAATTTTTCATCAGTTGTTTGTTCAACTTCTTCAATAGTAATTATCCATAGTCCATTTGCATCTTGCACAGGATTGTAAGTGCAATTAGGTATATATTCAACACCTATTAACTTATTCTTTTGCGTTGCTGTTAGTTTATGTACTTTCATTATACTTGTCTCCCTAATGCTGTTTGGAATGCTTGAATACAATTATAATAGGCTAATTCTTCGGCTGCGCTTAATGAGTTTGATGTCATTATATCTGCATAACAAAAGGTTTTAATTGAAAATGCTTGCACAACTCCACTACTTTTTTTCTCTCCACCAATTGCTAATGTACTTGTATCTGTATTATTCTGTGCAGTATAGTTTAACGATTCTGTTTGACTTCCATTCCTATATACTTTGTAATTACTTGAGGTCGTTCTATTCAATCTAATCAAACCATTTATACCAACTGATTGATAATTTGTAGCACCAAAATTTTGGTCAAACTTATTACCTCCAAAAAATTTAGTATTAGCACCTGATGTGTATCCCATACCTATCTCAGTTGAACGATAAAAAGTTGTGTCTAAATAGCCAATTTGTATTTCGTTATTTGCGACATTTTCACGAAAATAAACAGATAAACCATTGGCTGAATTTGATATTAAATTTTGAGGCACTTTTGTATCTGCATATCCATTAATGCCATTAAATTTAATACCATTAGCATTTACAGTTGGGGCTGCTCCACTATATGTTAAATTGTAGGTATTGCCTGAACTTGGTGTTTTGCCATTAAAACTACATGATGTTGATGTACCCCCTACAAATAACCAAAAGGCGGTTAAACGAGTGTAAAAATCATAACTTGAATTGTTTGCACCTTGCCCTTTTAAGTCTTTATAAAGGTTATCTATTGCAGTTTTTTGAGTTGCATCTGTTATCCCTGCAACTGCTATAAATGCAGCAGCATCGGCATCTAATCCGCTTGCATGAACAAATGGTAAACCTATCGCTATCGTTGGAAAGTTAGCCATTATTGATACTCGATTACTGAACCGCTTGACAATGTATAAGCAGTAATTTGAAAGTTAGGATTAGTAGGTAAGTATGTACCTGCTTTAATCGTAACCCCTGTCAAATTTTTTGTAGTCATTTGATTAACTCCATTGATTGCAAAGGCTGTGAAAACTGCATCAGTCATAACAACTATGCTCTCTACTGATAACCCTGTTCTTGCGGATGTTCCTGCGTTCACATAGAACCCACCCATTCCGCTAATTTTCTCTAATGCTGTACTCATAATATTATATATAAATTTTTGTTTAAATTGTTGGTATTTGACATCTATCGTTCAATTCCATTAAATCAAGTGATATGTCTAACTTCCATCCATCCACTATGTCAGGAAAGCCCTCACGAACTTGTCCAAAGTTTACATCATATCTCACGTTAAAATAATCTTGATAAGTTGGATTGTTTAACGCTGCGATTAAATCCCTTCCTATGCTTAATGTGTCACTCAATACATCTATCTCATTACTATTGTCTACTCTTTGAATATCTAAAATGTATAATGACAAATTTAAAGTAAACATTCGTTCACTCATTTGACTATCGTTAACATCGCACCAAACTAATGGATATTGTTCCTGTTCACTTGCACTTATCTCACTTATTTGCCCAAAAATAAAACTATTTATTTGTGCGTGGTTGCTGCAAATTGTTCTTATTATGTTTAGGACTTGATTTAGTGTTATGAACTTCATTTTGTTGCTTTATAAATGCTTGTAATTTTTCTATGTTTGTCTTATTTATTCCTTTATTCATTAGCAAAATGTGCAACCTCTTCCAGTTACACTTGGACTAGTCTCTAAATCAGTAAAATTATATTGCCCTTTGCAGCAACTATTGTCATCTAATAGCATACCACTTGTGTAATTAGATTGCTTTGCATAGATCGTAGCTAAATCTGCATTTGGTTGTGTTAAAAATAAAGGATAAGTAGTTTGATTCGCATATAAATATTTAGTTAATCGTTCTGCATACCACTCCGCTTTATTCTTTGCTCTATCCATTACCATAGTTAGTTCATCAATGCTTGCAGGTTGCATATTATCTGCATTCTGAACACCTACCGCTTTATTGAAATACTTGTAATTAATATTCAAAGGTAGTTCGTAACGTACATACCAAATCATTGCAGGTGTTATATAAGTATCAAGTAATAATTTGTATGAATTACTCAATGTTCCTGCTATAATTTTACTTACAAAATCATTGTATAATGCTGTTCCTAATATCGGTAAAATATAAAATGATTGCACATCAATTATAGTCGGTGTTACTACCTTCATATCTACATTATCTTGCAAGATTGATTCTTGCTTTAATGTTGCTTCACTTAAAAATATCGCCTTTGCCATTATCTTATTTTCTTAACTAATTCTTGTGACCAAATATGTCTACAAAAAGGTAAATTTACATCTTGTTTCGGGTCGTGATACCATCCACCCCTTCTACGAAAAGCATCATAGTTAGGTATTCCATAAATCGCCCCTAATTCTTGACCAATTTTATCAATGTCATCCTTTGAAAAATAACGAGGATTTGCCATCATTGCTTCACAAAAAGGTCTACTTGACCCACCTTTAACTAATGCAGGTGCATCAGGTCTTAAAACGTATCTATAACGGATATATAACTCTTCAAAACTTGGCACTACTTTATTTGTTCCTGACCTTGTTAAACTTATTTTGCCTTGACTATCTAAATCAATTAAACCTTCATCCCCTAATGCTGTCAAACTTTCAATGATTGAGGTCTTATCTGTCTTTAAAATCTTGGTTAGTTCTTCAATGGTGATATTAGGTGTTTTCTGAATTAAATCTAATACCCCATTATCTTGTTTGCTCAATGCGAATTGCTGCGTGCTAAATATGAATTTCTTATGCTTAATGCTTACAAAATTCTCGATAGGTTCACCATACTTTGAGAATATACTAAAGTCCAAATCATCATCTGCTATTTCATCATGTGAACACTTTGAGAATTGCGCTGTTGTATCTGTTGGTAGAACTGCATCGGCTGCTAATGGTGGTTTGTTTACAATGCCTCTTATTTCATCTTGACTTAATGAAGATAATACCTTATTTGCAACTAATGGACTTAACGAATTTAAAGCATCGCTAATGGTTGAATTTACATTAGTTTGAATGTCTAATGGTTTTCTACCTATGATTTCCCTCATTTCATCCTTTGTTAGAATTGTCATTAAAGTTTGCTCGCTAAAACTTGGCATGATTGGTTCTAATGCTTTTATTTTTAGCTTTCCCTTTACCGGTGCGAATAGGTTATAAATTTCTTCTTGTATTCTTTGTTTTGGATTAACGTAAGTGTTAGCGAATAAATTGTAAGCATCAACCATTTCATTTCGCCCACCTAATTGACCCTCTACTCTGACTCCAAATAACATTGGTGATGTAATCTTATGTCCTACAAATATCTCTTGTTGAATAGTATCGTTTAATGCTTGATATTTCTTATCAAAATCTCCTGATGCAAGGTCTAATATTTCGGGTACTCTTTGCGGGTCATCTACAAAATCAATTACTATACTCCCTGCATTGTCAGTTGGTGTGAACTTAGCTTTTAACTTGCGTTCAGTTGACTTCATTTCCTCGTCTGAAGGGACACCATTCTTGAATACAATCATTTTAGAACCCTTGAAACTATTTTGAATTTCGGCTCTGTGAAAATTTGCTATTTCAGCATCAGTAATAATTGCAGGAATTGCACCAATATACTCGGGTAGTGTATAAGTATTGATGTTAGGTCGATACGATTTGTAATAATAGATACTTTCACTCGGTAGCTTTTTTAAACTTGGGTCGAATGGTGGCAAGGTCTTATATTCATCTTCTTTGATGTTAGTATTTTCGCCACCTTCACTATTTAACCATTTATCGCTTATATAAAATTCGCTGTTATCTTCTGTGCTTCTTACATCACAATAATTAACGTGATAAATTTCTGAAATTCCACCCTTTTTGTCGCTTACAATTTTAAGGTAACAACCTCCAAATATCTCATTATCTAAATCTGTTTTATTTAATAAGTCTTTTAATGTTTCGTAAGGATTAGGATTGTCTATAAACGCTTTCAATGCCACTACTTCTTCGCCTTGCATTCCTAATTCATCAAACATCCAACCTTGACCTGTTATGTATTGCTGCTTGCTTGTTAAAATTGCGTTATGCTTTGCACTTCTATTGAATAAAGTTAATAAAAAGTTTGGGTAGTTATTGTTCTCTCCATACTTAACATACTTCAATCTTTGCGAAGACTTAGGCTCAACAAATGCAGGCACTTTATCATTCGTAAATTTAAGCACCATTACACTTGGATTATATTCTTTTTTATCTGTCATTTATTGTGGTGTGTAAACAAAGGTAGTTGAATCGGCTGGATTATATTCTGTATTGTTTTGAGCAGTTGGTTTAAGCCATAATAATCCTGTTTCTAATTCCCCTATAATAAAACCGACTGCTTGTGCTGCATTTGCGATACTTACAAAGTCATTTAAAGTCATTGATGTTTCAAATACAACATAAGTATAAAATCCTGAATAGAGTAAGTTAATGTTATTGTCTTTGCCATCAACAAAGGATTGTGATACTGTAAACTCAAACTCATTATATCTTTCAGGATATGCGCTTAAATCATTAGATAAAATACTATATGCAATATCATTTGTAACTTGGTTTGTACATTCCATTAAATAATACTCCCTTTTATCAACCTTGTTTTCGGTTAAAGTAAGAATTATATTTTGGATTGTATTTTGTTCAACTCTTAACATATACTTATATATATAAGTCTTTGAAAATTTTGCTAAAAAAAAACCACTCCGATTAAGAGTGGCTTTTAAATAATACATAAAACAATATTTTTTTTACTTAAGGTGTCACTACTCCACCACCAATTCCACCACCACCAATTTGTTCATTGCCACCTCCACCTCCACCACCACTAGATCCGATTCATGTCAATAATCCTGCGATAATACTCGAACTAACTTCGTTTGCTAATGCTTTCTCCATTCCTGTAAAGGTCAAGATATATCCATTAAACTCATTCATTGCTGCTCCACTTGCTGCACTACCTGCGGTTACTTCAACACCATTCTCTTTTCCAAACAAGAAGTATTGACCCGATTTTGTTTCTACAATAACTGAACATCTGTTAGCAATCAAAGTCTGTAATTGAAATTGAGTTACATAAGCTAATTTAGTAAAATTAGTATTTATGGTTTGCTCATAAGCAACCGTTCCCAATGCTGCATCAGCCATTATGTTTTGACTGAAATCGTTTTTGGCTCTTGGAAGCAAAGCATATTTATAAAACTTTGTTCCACCTGCTTTTGTGATTGCTGTTACAAATCCGCTTGCATTCTCTGTTACCGCTGTAACATTTGCAAGTTCTGTGATGTAAATATTTTTGATACCTCCAACTGCGTCTTTGCAGTCTAAGGCGTATGAACTAACTATTGCACATGGCATATTTTGTTTTCTCCTTTTAAGTTTAAAAAGGGGCTATTAACCCCCTTAAATTATACGATGAATTTTACTATTTCTGTAGGTTGTGAAATTTGAGTTCCTAACTTAAACTTCATTCTCATGAATACTGAATCATAGTCTTGAGAATACCACATCTTCATTTCTTCTTCTTCATTTTCTAAGTCTACACCCATGAACATATTTCCTGTTCTCAATGCGTATGCTTTATTAGTTGAATTTAATCCTGGTACTGGTACAATCTTTACGTTTGTTCCCAATAAATAATACTCACCTGTTGCATCTGTATTAATGTAGTTGTTTACATTGTATGCTGCATTTGAATTAACTAATGCACTTTGATACAATCTTGACCAATCTTGACCTATGAATATTTTTAAATCTTCTTTGTCTAAAATTGCAGCGGGAATAGCTTGATATGTAGCTTGTAATACTGAAATAATATTTGATGAGGTTACTGCTGTTACTGGTGTAATGTATGCACTTGCATTTGCACTTATAACTCCTGTAGCTGCTCCAATGATTTGAATTAAACCATCAAATTTAGATGTATAGTCGCTTGAACCACCGCCCGATACTGACTGCCATAATGCGATTTCTACTTTCTCACCTTGTGCGCCCATAATGAAGTTCATAAATGCTTCATCAATTCCGCCTGGTAATGATTCATATTGTGAACCTGGTGATAACATCAATTGTGTGTACTTCTTTTCTAAGTCTGCAATACACCAAGATTTTTCAATCTTGATAGGTGCAACCGTTAAATTTCTTGATGAAATTGTAGTGTTACCTGATGCGTCTAAAAGTCCACAAGTTCCACCATTTTTCCAATAGAAATCATCGGTTAATGAAGGTACTTGCATTGCGAATTTCACTCCTGTTAATTTCTGCATATAAGTTGCAGTCTTTGGAGTGAAGAAAGACTTAACAATAAGCATCTGCTCATTGGTCTTGGTGTAATCTGATAAATTGCTAAATGAAAATGCCATAATTTTTTTTTATTTATTTTGTGATTTTTTAAATTCCATGAATAACTCAACTGCAGATTTTGCAGGTTTGTCTTTTTTGAATAATAAGTTTTTTGGTGCAGGTGTGCTAACACTTGGTTCAGTTGCAATCTCTCCAACTAATTCAACTACTTTGCTAAACTTGCTTTCAACATCTACCTTTGAATCTGCAATTACTTTGCTTAATTCTGCAAATGAATTTTCTAATGCTTCAACTCTACCAATTACACCGCTAAATTGTTCGATGTGCTTAGTGAAGATTTGCTCAAATTCGCTTGACATTTCTAAAGGACCTGTATCTTCGCTTGGTTTTTCGATTGCAGTTACTAAACCGCCAACTGTGTAAACTTCTGTTCCATCTTCTAATGTGTGAGTTGCATCGGGTGCAGGTGTCATATTGCCTGATTCATCAACTACCATAATCGCTGCGCCTTCTTTCAATTCGCCTTCCCATGAGATAATAGTTCCATCAGCTAATTTAGCTTGTTGTGCTGCCATTTCTTTACTGAATAACATTGTTAATTTTGTTAATGCTTCTTTCGGTGTCATGTTCTTTTTATTATTAAATATTAATTTGTTTTTACGTTGCTTTTTTAGTCTTCAATTTGCTTTATGATGTCAATAGCTTGCTTTATTATAGATAGTGGCTTAGCATCAATCTTAGTGGTCTTAAATACACCCTCAACACTAAATCCTTTGAACTCGCCTGACTTTATAAAGTAGTTCCATATATCTTCATTGTCTACTTTATAGCTACCAAACCATGAACCATCTGTTAGCTTCAACCCATCAGGTGCATTTATTCCTCTTTTACTATCTATAATAAATGATTCAATCATATACACTCCTTCAACCATCTTGTTTGGGTCGTGCATTTCATTAACCGATTTGGTATTATTATTTTTAAAGAACTTGTTTCGGATATTGTAAATGTCTTCGGCTGTAAATAATCCATAATATTCGCCTTGTTCATCTTTGCGATATATTGGTAAATCTGCCACCATCAATGCACCGCTTATTATTTTCTTTTCTTTATTAGATGAAAACTTGCTCATCTTTTGGTCAATCTGTTTTAGCTCAACAATAAATTGATTTTCCATTCCGCACATATTGCACTTATAAGGGTCTTCGCCACCATCGGCAACCATCCAAGTATGCCCACAATTAGAACAAGTGATTTTATCCATTACGAACTTGCTACCTATGCTGCCTAATTCTTTAATGACATCAGCGTTATTATCGTAATGCTTTGTTATGCCTAATGATTTAACCTTTTCAATCTTTGCCTTATTGCTTCCTGTTGCGAATAATCTTGATTCAGGAATGCCTAAGTCTTTTGCAGTTTTAAGCATACCTTGCACATCTTGGCGTGCAGATATAACATAGATTATTGCACCCTTATCAATTAATTGCTGTGCTAATTCTTGACCTCTTAAAGTTGAAAGTGTGTCATCGAAATCAAATGATATTTTACTTGCTGCGAATGCTTGCCAATTCATCTCGATTGCAGGATTATCAACTAATGCAACTGCGGTAACTCCTGCTTCATCATCCTCACCAACTACAAATCTATAAATGGGTATTCTCTTATCTATTGCCATACTCTTTTAAATATTAAATTATTGAATAGTTGCTTTGCTTTGAATTCTCGCTACTTTGTTTTGTGAGTTCGTTATATCGCTTTCCACTACAAATACTTTTTGTGGTTCTACTTTTGGAGGTGTTTGACTTGGTTGCCCTGTCGAGAATCCTGTTGGTCTCATTGCAGGTGCTGCTGGCATACTTGGCATTGAACCACCGCCACCACCTCCACCACCTTTGCCTGGTATTGGTGTATTGATGATACCTTGAATTGCTTTTAATCCTGTTGCTGTTGCTGCTGCTGCTGCTATTATTGAGAATGTTCCTGTGGGGTCTATTTTCAAACCTTCTTTATATGCTCTAAATGCTGCAACAAAAGTATCAATCGTTGTTGCTGCGATTGCAACTGCCTTTCCTTCCTCTGTATTCTTACCTAATAATTCTGCAACTTGGTTTAGTGTCTGTCCATAAGCACCTATTAAAGCTAATTTAGCATCTTGTTCCGCTTGTGCGATTGCTATTTTTGCATCGCTTGCTTCCTTTTCCGTTATAACTCCATCTTTAGCTAATTTGGCTAATGCTGCATATCTTTCCTCTGCGGTTTTTGTTGTGTCTTTTGCAACCTCTTGATTTAATTTCTTTTCATCTTCAATATCTAATAATTTTTGTTCGTAATTATATTGTCTATTATCTTCTACTTGTTTGTCATATTCATTTTGTCTTGCTAACTTTTTCTTTTCTTCTTGCTTAGTTAAATTTTCATAAAATTCAAAATCAGATTTAGCCTCTTCTTTTTTCTTTTTTGCTTTATCTTCTTTCTTTTTTTGGTCTTCAATAGCTTGGTCTTGCATCTTTTTATTAAAGGCAAGTTCATTAACTTTTAATTGATTTTCTTTGTCTGCTATTTCTTTACTAACTTCTAATCCTGAATATTTTTTTGTTTTTAAATTTTGTAATTCTTGTCTTGTTATTTCTTGATTTTTTTCAAAAATATCTTTTTCACTCGCTCCTTTAGCTGTAAGTAATTCTAATTCTCTTTTTAAATCATCAAGTCCACCTTTTTGTGCATTGCGTTTTTTTTCACTCGCATCTGCAACTTTCTCCATTAGATTTTTAGATTTTTCTAATTCATCATTTAACTTTTTTTGTTTATTAGATTCCTCATCTATTGCTTCATTGTATTTTATTATTTCATTTATTGCTAAACCAATAGTTACAACTAATGCCCCTATGCCAGTACTTATTAATGAAGATTTTAATGTTGCAAATGCAGAAACGACTTGCGATTTAATAACAAGTGATAAATTCTTGAAAGCATCACCCATTCCCAATAAACCATTCAATCCTGTTGCTAATGCTATTGCGCCTTGCGTTTTAGCAATTACTTTGTTAAGGTCTTCACTTTCACTGCCAAACAAAGCCATTGCACCTTGCATTGCTGAAAATCCATTTGCTGCTATTCCTACACTATCTGCTATAGCTTGAAATTTCTTTTCAGGATTAAAGGCATTAACTGTATCTTTTATATCTCCGATTTGGTCTTTTAATGCACCTGCTCTTTGTGCTGCTTGTACAAATGCTGCACTACCTTCTTCAAGGTTTGCAAGTTCATTTGTAACTTGTCTTAACTCTGCTTTTAAACTCTTTACTGAGTTAGTCGAATTACCGAGTTTAACCTCTGTTTCTATTATTACTTTTTCTTCTGCCATGACTTATAAATGATACCAATTTGTTCCATCTGAATAAAATATGATTCCTGTTTTCCTCGCTACGTTGTGCGAATCTACTGCTGTGTAAACTCTAATATTACCGCTATGATTATTGTAAATTTTAATCTCTATTGATTTGTTATTATCATAATCAAATGAAGCATTAGCAGGTGGTAAGTAAACATCATTATCTACTTTTATGAATTGCGATTTAGGCTCAATCCTATAATCTGTTATGCCCATTGCGCTTTCAATCTCTACGTTAAAATTCTCTCTTTGATTTATTACATCAATCCTATTTGGTGTTTGACTGATTATCGGTGTGTATCTTTCGCCTGTTATCGTTTGAGAACCACCATTGATTAATACTTGGTCTGCTAATGGAACATTGATATTCTTTAATTTTAAGAACTGACATCTTGCAGGCTCATTACTATTCAAGTCGGTTTCGACTTTGTAAAGTCTATAATATTGTCGGTCTATTTTATAAAGGTTTCTGAATGATAAATTCTGCAATTCGACATTATTAAAGTACATATAACACTCGATTATCTTGCTGTCCTTATCAGTTATCTCTTTGATATTTTTCTCCCAGTATCGTTTATAAAGGTTGTTTATCGTAATCGGTGTTAGCCCTCCAATAGTGTATTGAATTTCTTGCGATGTCGCCCAATTCAAATCATAGTTAGGATTTACAGGGTCATCAACGTGGCCTGCATAACCATAGCTTGAATATTGTGTGTTTGTTGGTGGTGTTCCATTTGAGTGAATAGTCAATGGTTTTCCTGTATATTTCAATCCACCATAATATAATATTCTTGGTTTTGCTGTTTTGTTTACTCTAACACCACCAAAGTTCTGGTCTTTCCACCACACTATCTGTGGTATAATCCTATCGGTTGTAGGCTTCGCTAATGGTGTTGGTGCGAATGGTAATTCAATCTTTTTTGTCTCTACTAAAAAATCATTTGCTACTTCTAACCTCTTAAATCCATGATTATAATTATACTTGTCTGTGTAGTCTTTGTTCCAATAGTCATCATCCATAGCATAGCTAAATTCAAGTCTTTTGAAATCTAATGCGCCCATAGGTTTTTGAATGAAGTCTTTGCTCACATCTAAGTTATTAGTTATGTCTACTACATTACTATTATAATAAATATCTCGAGGCTCAATCGCTAACAACCTATCATCAAGTTGATTTGGCTCAATGTAAAGATTGAACATTTTAATCAATGCAGTTAAAAAGTCCTTAGCCTTTAATTCAGGAAGTGCGCTTGTCGGATTTACATAAGAAAATTCAGATAGTTCAGGTTTTGGTATGTCGTAAAATTGTGTTCCTGTTTTAATTATGATATTTAATACAGATGGCGTATACCATGCTTTCCCATTTGGATATCTAACTCTTACGTTTGTAATTTGCCATTTAACTAAAATTTCTTCACCATCATAAAGCAACCTATTATCAGTTTGAAATATACAACTTAAATCTTGACTTCTATTATTTACATCCATATCTATAATTTGAGAAGTTCCGCCTGGATTTAAAAGCCTTCCACTTGTAGTTTCAATATAAATATTAATTACAAATTCAACATTTTCTCCAGAAGATAAAGGAACAATAATATTTAACTCAATATTAAAGAATAACTTTAATACAAGATTATAAGTACCACCACTATTAGCAGGTACTACCCATGATGAATGGTCAACTGCTACTCCTGCAGGGTCTGTATCTTGCGCTGTATTGTTAAATATTAATTTAACTGCATTATTAGTTGCTGCGCCTAAATTGTCATCGCTTGTTCTATCAACTACAAATGTTTTATCTATTATTTGAGCGTCTGTTAATCTTGGAACTCCACTTGCAGGGATTATCAACCGCTTAAAGTCTGTTGAATTTAAAAAGTTATTTGATTGGATTGTGCTTTCGTATCTATAACCATGTGTTTTTAAAATCTTGTCTAAAATAGTCTTCACATAAATTGCAGGGTATAATTGATCTACATTATAAGTCTGTTGCTTGTTATTGTCAAATCCATAATCAATTAATGGGTAAACATAACCCCTGCCTAATTGGAATAAAGCGGTAACACCATTTATAATAATTGAAGTATTGATTGAGTTTCGTACGTTAGTTTCGTTCCATAAGTGAGTGTATTCGCTGAAATCGTAATCGGTCAATAACCTATCCCCAACATCTTGAAACAAGTTAGCAACCCTACCATAAACCACTAATTCATAAGTGATGTTTTGCTCATCAAGTATATTAATTGAGGTCATTTGTAGATAGCCTCTTAACTGCGGAATCTCCTCACGATATAAAATACAATTAGCTTTCTTGCGTGGGTCAAAGTCTACATAAAAGTTAGCATTGTCTCCATTCAATATTGAGTGATTGACATCAAATATGTTTGAGAAGATTGAATTATTGTTTGCAGTTCCTGGTATGTTGATTGTCTTTGTATAGTCTGACTTCCTTTGTTCAGGTTCTGTCAATTCAATTATAGACTTAGTTAGTTCAATAGGCTCATTGTCGAATAAGTCCACATTGAAATACTTACTATCTGCGTATATTTTTAGTTCTGTTTTCTGCATTATAATGATTGACTATAACGGTTGTATGAGTATTCAATATCTAACTGCAAGTTGTGAATTTTGCGACCATTCAAATATTCTTGAATGAGGTATGATGAGTTGGTTATGTTAATTGAAACGAAGTCATTCGGACCTCTTTCTAAATAGACTATCGGACTTGTAAGCAATCCTTGAAACCAATCAGCCATGTCATCGCTTATCCAATCCGAATTTATTTGTAACTTGTCTATTATGGTTGTGTTGTAGTTAGTCTTTAATCTGTCACTCTTTGAATACCCGATTGACATCATTTTCTTAAACTGCTTGCGTTCAATATCCATTGCTTTAATGGATTGTTTTGTGAAGTTGTAACTATCCCATCCCCCTAAGTTATTTAACCAATGTAAACGTATTGTATCAAACTTAGAACACTTTGCAACTATCTCAATCGTTATGGTTTTAACCGCTGCGACAAAACTATTAGCAAGTGTTATTGTATGAGTTCCTATGGTTTGATAAGGTGCACCCGTACCAAGTACGTTTTTTATATTTACGTTATATAAGAATTCTCCACTTACTTTATTTGGCAAAATATAGTCTTCATACACACCATCAACATATAAAAATCTTATCAAATTGCTTGGGTCGTAAAAACTCAATCTCAATTCTTGACCTTGTTCGATTGTTATTCTTTCGGGAATATTGGTTAAGAAACCAAATCCGCTTACATCATAATTATTCCAAACATTAGTGTTGAATTGCTCAAATCCAAATATCGAATTTACTGCGGTGTTACTTCCTGATGTCGGGAATCTTCTAAGGTTATCATAAATAGTAGGCACTCCACTAACATCGTATAACTCCCCATATTGAACATAATATTTTACCCTACTATTTAAGTTAGGCTCACAATATATATAAGAACTATTTACATTGAAGAAATCATTTTTAACATAGTTCTTCAATATCGGACTTGTATCAATCAAACAAGTATTCACACTTGGATGTTTTGGTATTGCGATTCTACTTACTGCGTTAGTAATTCCACTCACATATACATCGGCTATAAAATTAAAATTGCTTTGCCCTGCTTGAGTTGAACTAACATTAAATGCCATTTGATTAAATGCACTTACTACGCTGTTAGGGTTTGATATGATGTTAATTGCCATTGATTGATATTTTTATATTCTTTGCCATTGCCTTGCCTAATGCCGCTGCTAAGTTTCGAGCAAGTTGTTTTGTTCTTTGTGGATTGTCTGCTTTGCTTATAAAATTCATTGGTTTAATACCTCCTATTTTAGTTGCAACTGCCATTTGTTTAGCTTCCTTAGTTATTAGGTCTGATTGTTTTTTCTTGTTTTTGCGTATCAATGTTTTTTTATTCATTGACTTGCTGCCTGTTCTTGCAATGTAATCCTTAAACGATTCAATCATTGCCTTTGATGTTCCTAAGTTCTTAAAACTATAAGGGCTGCTTGGTGCTTTTCCTTTGTTTCTAACTCCTTTCACTCCCTTGTCTACAAAGTCAGCATAATACTCGGTGCTAATTGTATTGACTTGAAACTTAGTTGCACTTACTTGAATAGGAACATTACTCATACTTGCTGCTAATGTACTAGCTTGCCCTGTCCTTGCCTTTGATTTTATCTGTTTAGACATCAACTTTATACCTTCGTTGCAATGGTCGATAACAATAGCCTCAATGATATTCTCACTTGCTTTTGTATAGTCTTTAATTGACTCTCCAAACCTTGCTCCTAATGCTGCTGCTGCTGCCTTGTCCATATTTCTTTTTCGTGTTCGCTTTTATCTTTATAAAATGTCATTGTGTTTAGAAACTCAATTACATTCATCCTAAAAAAATAATCCCATTTTGTTCGGTCATCTTTGCATATATCATTTATGCTTGCAATCCATCCCCACTTTGTTCTAAAAGTTTGAATTTCTCCATCAGGTCCTTCGTGCTGTCCATCGCTTTCATCGCTTCCGATTCCAAAAAGGTTAGGATATTTCGCTGCAATGCCTCGTAGTATTTGCAAAAAAAAAGCATGATAGGATATGCAGTCGATATTTTCATCTCATTATAGAATAGATCTGCAATCTCTTTGTGGTTATCGCCTTTATATCCTAACTCCTTACCATACCAATTACGTTCCACACATACCGAAGCAAGTATATTATGTATATTAGTCAATATCTTTTCAGGCTCTTTGCAAAAGTGACTAACATCGATGAATTGCTCACTTGTTAATTCTTGCTCTTTCCACTTAACGATAAACTTTCTACCACCTACTTTGAATTTTAACTTAATCTTTTCATCCGCTTGCAGGTTCTCAATCTTATCAAGTCCTTTTAGTGCATCAATCATTTCGCCTATTGGCATACTTTCGATTTCATCAACTGAAACACCACTAATTTCGCTTAATATCAAAACCTTTCTATGCAAAGAGTCTTGTTCAAGTTCGCTAATTAGTTTGATTTTTAAAAATTGCTTAATCGTTAGTTGGTTGTAATTGCCTATCATTATTTATAAATATAAGTTTAAATTGAAATTGTTGAATATTTGCCACTTGGTCGGTTATTTAATTTTAAGAGTGCTACATATCTCATAGGGTCAACGCAATGGTTTAGACTATCTATTGGTTTGCCTGTTAGTTTGCCCTCATTATCTTTCTCCCATGTGTAGCCCCTTAACTCTTTGATTAGATTAGTTGAGTTCTTTGTAACTTGTATCTCATATCTCTTTAATATGTCAATTCCTATCTTGATACTATCAGGACCTTTAACCGCAGGTCTAACATTGAAACCTTGCAGCCTTAACTCTTCGATTGACTTAGGTTCGGCACTATCACAGATTAACTCCTTGCGCCCAAATTGGATGGACTTAAGAAAGTTACCTAAGTCGTTATTTGTCATATTAGTTCGGTATAGTAATTCATCAATGATTAGTTTGCCTTCGTACTTGTAAATCGCTACAAGTGTGCTTGGGTCATTCGTAAATCCAAAATCCATTCCATGACCTACTAAGTCGGCTTTCTCTGGGATGGTGTCAATCTGTTTCCACTGGTCAAAGATAACATCTTGCAGGCTTCCTACTTGCCCAAGTCCATAAACTTGCCACCAATTCGCCCAATAAGTTGAGGTTTTAGCTTTTAGTTCGGCTGCTTCAATGTCGTGTATAATTGTTTCGGGTAGTGCTTCATTATCTTTATAAGTCAATATGATGTGTTCAGTGTCTTGATCATTCATCAATTCGGTATGCGCCCAAAATTCATTGGTAGGGTTAAAGTCTAACCATATTTCGCCACTTGTTCGGACTGCTAATTGATGATAAGATTCAAAGGTTATATTATTCGCTTCGTTAATGTATAGGATGTTTCTTCTTGCACCTCTTAACTTGCTTTCCATTTCGGCTGAAAAAAACTCGATGTATGAACCATTTGCAAAACGATAGGTAAGTAGTGAGCGATTCCAATTCAAATCGGAATAACGACCAGTCCACTCCATTATTTTTAAAAAGTCTTTCATTGCACCCCTGCGAAGATGTGGGATGGTTTCAGAAACTACTGATATTTCAAGATGTGGTGTTTTGCTTGCCCTGTCAATTAGGATGGGTAAGATTCCAAATGTTTTGCCTGCACTTGTTCCGCCTTGTATAATCTTCTTTCGGGCAGTTAACTTCAATAATCTATTTATTGCGGTTGTACGTTTAAACATTATTTATGTGAATGGTGGTATTTTAAATCAAAACCTTTGTTTTGGCTTACTAAATTTATTTTAGTTGCTGTTTACTCGGGAAAAAGTGGCTGCTCAATATGCCTTACTTCACTCTTATCTGTCAAACCATTTAAACGCTGTGTTATGCTTGGGTTGTAGATTCCACTCATACCTCCTTCAATTTGGTCGTTTCTAATCATTTTGCGTATCGTGCGACAGATAGGGACATAGTCTGTGTATCTTTCTTGCTTATTTTCAAAATAGTCGCTTAAATCGCTTATAATATTGTTTTCAAAGCACCATACTTCAAAACCTTCCAATGTCAATGGTCTTTCTTTCTTTCTGTTTACCTCATCACCATCCTTTCCGACAAAGTCTTGAACTAAAATAGGGTTACTTTTTACTTTTTGGCGATATGCTTCAAAGTATTCCCACATCTTTTCGGGTGTTTCAATGTATTTACTCTTTCCCATTTTATTTCAGTTTGTATAATTTACTCCAAGTTGTTGGCAATGTTAGGTCTTTTATAAATTCATAGCCTAATTTCTCAAAGGTGGCGTTCCATTCATCATGTGTCTTTATGTTGATATGTCCCCAATCTTTATCCCTATCGGTTATATTAGGTGTTGAACTAAATAGAATATGACTAGGTTTAATCTTTTTAAATAGAGATGTAATCTGCTTATCGGTCATGTGTTCCGACACCTCAATAAATAGCATTAAGTCAGTTGTAATCGGTTTGGGTACTACTTTGATATGTGGCATTTTATCCGCTAAATAGTTGCGGTGTGCCTCAAAATATTCAAAGGCTGACACCTCATAACCTTTCTTATGGAAAGCATCAGCATAAGCCCCTACACCTGCACCATAATCCAATACATTTTTAAATGTTATTTCTTGTTCTATTGCGTTTGCGGTTGCGTTGCATAGGTTAATGAAGTCTTGATTGAATGGGTCAATTCCCATTTTCAATTCTTCTTCTAAAAATTCTTTATCGCTTATCATTTTTTTTTCTTTGCTTTTATTTCTTGCGCTGCCTTATCTGATTCATATTTATTAACCCACCTTATCATGTTCATTAGTACTTCAATATTACATCCACTACAACCGCCTGGTCTTATTCCCGTTAATTCGTGTTGAAATTCTTTTAATTGAAGCAGTTGGTTTGTTTGACCTATCCAACTATTCTCGGTTTGAAATACGTGCAAAAGTTCACGCAATGAAAAACGAATCGTCTCATCCTTAAAAATTATCTCGCTGTAAATTTCATCAAAGGTTTTCATCAGTATAATTTAATTAAAAGTCTTTTCATCAATATAGCTAAGTAGCTTGCAAATCCACCATACCCTAATCCAATAAGAATAGGTTGCGTTATCGGTACAAATATAAAAAATAGTACTCCAAATAATGTACTCCAAAAAGAAAGGCATACAATGCAGTTAAAAGGTTTGAAGTCTAACCAACTTGGTAAACTACCTGCGGTAAAAAAACTAATCCATAAAAAAGGTAATCCTAAAAGTGTTATCATATTATTTATTTAAAATTTGTTTGTATGCTTCAAATCTTTCAGTTGCTACATTAGTCATGTGGTAGCGTTGCATATCAATATATAATTGCGCCCTCAAATCTTCAACAAGGTTCGGATTATCTATTAGTTTAGTCATGTACTTATACCAATCGTTTTTATGTTTAACTTTTAGGCAATTAACCCCATGTTTTAAGTCGGGCGAATAAGGGTAAACATCGCTGCATATTACTGCTTTCATCTTAAATCCTGACTCCAATAGTTTTAAGTTTGACTTGTTGTTATTAAAACGATTGTTCCGAAGTGGTATAAGTGATACGTTTATCAAGTCATAAAAGTTTCCATATTCCTTTACTCCAGTTTCTTTGAAGATTCCAAATTGAGATTCATTTGCCTTACCCCTTGCGCTCAATACACTTAATATAGCTTGACTTGTATCTGATTGACTTGCAAAACCACCATAAACAACTTTAAACTTATCTTTGTAATCTTCTGCCGTGTATAACGAATATAAACTATCGTGCATTAAAATTACATCTTCTAAGTGAGTGATTGACCCACTCCAACCAAAGTTTAATTTACCATTGAATTGTGGTTCTCTTAATTCAAAATGTCCCTCTGGATAAATTCCATTAGGTACTATGTAAATATTTTTTTGCCCTAATTCCTTAGTGAGTGTATTCGCCAATAATTCATGAGTAGTTGTGCATGCGGTTGCATTCTTTACTGCTAAACTAATTTGTTCGGTATGGTTGCCATCCTTTGCTGCATAGTATAAGATATGATTTTTTGGAAGGATATAATCATCATCCAAATCAATCACATAAGGTAAACCAACTCTTTTTAGTTTATCAATTAGTGCCTGCGGTTCGTTTGTCTTTGATGCAAACCTATTCATAACAACTAAGTCAAAGTCCTTTAAGAACTCATCTGTTGCACTGTCTACTTCATTTATTAGGCTTATCTCAATCTCATCTTTGAAAAGGTCTGACATCACATTGTGAGGCATCCATAACCTATGATAATCAACTCCGCTAATCTTTGGGTAACTTGGTATAACTATTAGTAGTTTAATCATATCTGTTTCGCTTTTTGTTTAATTTTTTCTTTGACTGCCCTCAATGCTGAATAACTAATGCCTGTTAGCCTTTGGACTTTCTTCATATCCCCGAACTGATTATATAATAATATAATCCGATTTTCAAATTCGTTTAAGGAAAGCATAAACTGCTCCGCTTCCTTAGTCATTATTTCTTTGCTTAGTTCACTTGGTGTATAGATGTCGAACTCGATTAACTCCCTTAGAACTATCTTTCCTAACTTGCCATTTCTTGACATTACATTGAAAGCTACTCGGTAAAACCAAAACTTTAAATAGTTAAGGTCGGGTAATCGTTCATCTGATATAGTTAGAATTTCGCAGATAGTTTCTTGGTAGATGTCTTCAGCATAATGAATATTAATCTTATAGCACATTTCTTTGAATGACTTGTCGCTTACTATAACATCAACCAAATGCAGCCTATCGGGTTTCATTCATCAGGGTTTAATAATGCAAATATTTCATCTTCTCTTTCCATTGTGGCAAAATTAGTTAATAAAAATCATATAAATTAATCTTTTATTGTCATTTGTTACCTCCGTATGTTTCGTTGTAGTACATTTCGCCAGTTCTTAAAGGATTACTATAAACATCCTCTTCAACCCCTGTTGTGTAAGCATCTTTAATTTGCTCCTTTTGCATTTCCTTTGCTGTTTCATATAAAAAATCTATCGTATCCTTTTCTGTAAATTTACCTGTTATAAGTTTTGTATAAAACCAATGAATTGCTGTTTATTTTACTGATTC